ACATTCCTGGGTACTTATAGGAAATAATATTATCTTCTTCCCACTCTATATCAAATTCATTTCCAGCAGTTCCGTCTGGCAGATCATTGTCTAATTTAAATTTATGTGACCTAACAACAACTTCTTTGTCTGCTACAACATCGTTATATCTTTGCTGTATATAGTCATTTTTGTATCTTGGAAAAGATAACAGAATTACTTTTCCATAGTCTGGAAATCTAGAGTCTACGGAAGCACGATACATTTCATAAATAAGACTTCCAGTTTTTGCCTGCTCATGTCCAGTAGTATTTTCAACACTAAATCCAGATATCTCATCTAGAATAACTACTATTACGTTATATCCCTCCCAAGCCTCACGTTCAGAGTGGCCAGAGTGTACGGTTATATTTTTATTAAATTTTATTTCCGAAGCTTTTTCTGAATATTTTCCAATAAACCATGGAGATTTATCAATTCTAGTTCTGAATCCCTTAAAAAATACGTTGCTTGCCTGCTGAGCATTTATAGCAATATTAATAATATCAATTGAGTCTCCAGGAGGCTTTCCGTAATACGAAGCAGGATCCTTTAAGCAAAGCAATAAATAAACTATATAAGATACTGCAATTGTTGAGCAGTAGTCTTTTCCAGATCCTTTTCCTAGTTGAGCAACTACCTCATTGGCAGTTTGCTTAAACATTCTGTGTCCTTCTTTTTCCCCAAAAAGCTTTATTAAAGTAGACTCTTTGTAAACCTGTGAACTTTTTTCAATTAACGTGTATTGATATTCTGAAAGTTCTGGAAGTCCTAAATACTTTTCGTCAGTTACAAAATCTCTTAAAGATACTGGCTTTTCATCAAACTCTTCGCCATCAAGCATGTCGATAATATCTGAAAAATCAAATGACATTCTTGGACTCTATTATCTCTATAGGTTCAACCACTCCAGTTATCTGAGAAAGTCTTTTCATAATTTCTCGTCTTATATCTGGATAGTCTTTTGCAACATCCCTTAATATTGAAATTAAAACATCTTGTTTTCTTTCTGTTTCTGCAATTTGATCTGCAATTTCTTGATTGTCCAGCAAACCAATTTGCTGAAGCATAGCAATTCTTTTTGTCTCTATGTCGGCAATTAATTTTAATGCTGTAGCTTTTACGTTTAGCTGTCCCTGTTGGTCTGCGTCATCTACAGTTTTCCAAGCTTCTTTAATAAGCATTGCATAATGTTGGTCTGCGCCAGATACGGCTTCTTTTGCTCTGTCTCTAGAAGTGGAATCATTTCTAACAACAGATTTCCATTCGTCTATATACTCAACGACCTCAGATCTTTTAAATCCAGTCAATGAAGATATTTGAGTAGGGTTGCTACCTTTTAAAAGCTCTTCAACTACTTTGTTCATTCGATCAAAATGATCAGATAATTCAATTTCCATATCTTGTAAGTATACTTTTAGTTGACTGAAATGTCAATTGGAATTGGCTATTTTATATAATATTAGGTATCCAATTAAATCATCTATATCATTATCGCCAGCAAATCCCTTATTATTTTTTACTCTATTTAGTTTATCATCAATTCTGACCTTTAATTGTTCTTTAGAGTCCGCCGTTGAAAATATTCTTGCAGGCTCCAGCGCTGAATTTCCATAGGATATATTCTTTTCAATTAACATGTGAGAAATTTCATGACATGTTTCCCATATTTTATTACCAGCAGGAGCTCCTACAGATTTAAGGTAAAGATCGCTGCATGCAAAGTCTTTGACATCTTCAAATACTGGCTTTAACATTATCTCCTCTTAATCAATCCAAATTTAGTTAGGTACCTCTGTATGGTCATAGCAGAAGTTTTACACTCTATAGCAATTTCTGTAACACTTTTTTTCTGAACTACATATCTTCGATACAGCCATTCTTCACTTTGATACAATTTCATTATATATTAATACTTACCTTTTTGTCAATACATTATTTGCATAATGTGCAATTCCAAATGAATCGGCTACATCAAAATCATTAATTTCTAAATTATATTTACTATTAAAATAATCTACAGTTCTCTGCTTACGCATATTTCTTAATTGATTTTTATACCAGGACTCTGCGTATCCAGGATTCTTTAATCTTATTTCAGACTTCTCATCTTTTGTTGGATTTTTATTGCCAATAAACGCCTGCCACGAGGATGGGCTAATGGTAATAACCTTAGCGCCAGTAGACATAAGCTCAGCAATAACAACACCATAGACATAAGACAATTTTATCACAGCATCTGGAGATCTGACAAGTATTGCTCCTTCAACTGCAATATAATCACTCTTTAGTTCATTTAACATTGAATTCATTCTAACTTTAGCATTGTATATCTTTTCATAAATATCTTGCCCAGCTAAGTTTATTTTTCCCCACTTAATTGGAATAGAGCCTTCCATTAAACAAAAGGCTATAGATGTAGTCGAAGCATCTATGCCTAGTACCCTGTTGGCTTTTGATTTTACTAAACTAGCTAAGTTCATTTAGCAAGCTCCATATTGTTTTTTTGCTATCTTCTATAATATTTTTTTCACACACAGAGCACACATCTGAGTTATTATACCTGCTCAGTTTAGTTTTACACTTTGAACAATTTCTAATTAAACCATTTTTTATAGATTTTTTTTCGTAGTATTTTTCCATAATTCTTTTATTAGTAGCCATCCTGCAGCATTCATCGCTATGATATTTTTGATTGTGAGTTTTTGGCTCAAATTCTTGTGAGCAGTCTTTGTTTTGACATATCATAATTTAGGAACCTTGTATGACTCTATCTGAACTGTACCTATTAAACCTGAATAGCATTCTTTTTTAATTGGGCAATAAGTGCAAGGCATTTTAGATTTTGTTGCTCCTTCTGGCCTCATTGGTAGATCTCCATCTTTAAAGTTATCCCAAACTTCACACATCCACAAAAAAGCTTCTTCAATAATTTCGGTATTTTTTTCGTTCATAGAAATTGGAATTACTATAATCTCCTGAGTGTTTTTATTTTCATACAGAAAGAATCCTTCTTTAGCTTTTTTAAGTTTCATATAAGTCAATAGCTGAAGTAGGTGGTTGGGCGTAGGCTTCATTTCTGATTGCCTGCCGTCCCAGACTTCTTGCTTAGCTGTTTTAATTTCGCCAATAACTAATTCTTTGTCATACTCCATAATTAAATCTATAAATCCACGAATTGGTGGATAATCATTCACAATCTCTTCCTCTTCAGAAACAAACTGAGGCATGGTAGAAATTAGCTTTTGAAGTCTTTCGTGTGCCTGAGTTCCTTGAGCCATATTGGCAACTGCCACGGCATCGTTATTATCAATAAACATTGCACCGCTAAAAGCCATATACCAGTATCTAGGGCATGTACCATGACCGTATCCAAGTGAACTTGGGCTAAATGATTTCTTTGTCATCTCGCCATCTGAACGTTTAGTATTTCGATACGATTCATCAAGCAACTGTGCAAACATCTCTGGGTCGAAGTGCTTGCCAGTATGTTTCTTAAACTTAAGATTCTTTACTATATCTCTGCCCACTAAAACATATCCAATTCTTTATTATCTATGTCCTCGTTTAGGTCAAAGTCAAAAACTTCTTCTTGCCCAGCCCATTTTAAAAATTTAGATAAAGCTAAACCCGAAAGGATTGCTGTTGCTATTAACGTAATTATAGCCCAAATTTTTTTCATGAATTGTACCTAACGACATACTTAAGTGCATCTACAAGTTTGTCTATGGACTCCTTTGCTGAATAATAAATGTTCTTTTTATTATTATTAACTGAACCAGCCTTATCTTTGGCAATAGTAGAATACACTGAAGCCATCATTGAAAACTTAGTTGACATTGCCTGTAGCTCTATAATTAAATATGGTGCTTTAGCAGAAGGAACATCTGGATTCATTAATAATTTTACCACAATTGATAAAGCCTTGTCTAGCTGTTCATCGCTCATGTATTCATGAAGGTCATTAAATTCTGTAATTGAGCTAATTAACTCAAGAGTATTCTTATCCTCAGACATGCTTAGGCTTTTTCTTATTTGATTTGACAGGCCCAAGATCAGCCTTTATTGTTCCATCTTTTCTAATTCTAATAATTCTACCGTTTTTAATAACAGTAGGATTAAAAGGAATTTTGTTATTTGATCCCATGAGATTCTCCAGATTCTATTAGTTGTTCTAACAATGACCATTCAATTACTGCAAGCCTTACTTTACTACCAGAAGATCCCAGAACAAGTTTAAGCACTGGGTGCTTATCTCTATTTACCTTAAATGTATCTGTGCATATCTTTGCCCACATATCTTTGGAAACAGAAATTGTTTTTTCGTACTCTTTATAATCTACCACAAAATTACCCCATTGAGCATCTCCTTTTTGGTAGTCCCCACGTCCACTATTTTTTTGCTGCTTAGCACCATCTCTTTTTGCTTCTGATCTTTCTGACATTATCTATTCACCAAGTGCTGGGAACTGTGGCCGTCTGGGCATGTCCAGGAAAGAGTAAAGGTTGATGGATCCCAAAAAGCTTTTTCTGCATTCTTTTCGCACTTATGACAAGGCTTTGTGCCAATAATTTCTTCTAAATGAGACTGCTGAATTATTTCTTTTTTATCAAAAAATTCATTAATGTTTGGCATCAACTACCACCTTTTCCATTTGATCTAAATTTAAAATTAATGGGGGAGAAGTTTTAATTTGTTCTTTTGCTTCTGGACTCGTAAAAATTTTATGGCCACCTTTTATCCAAACGTATCCCACTTTATGGTTTGAGTAATTTGCAGATGGCTCAAAATTTCCATCTTTAAATTCTTTTGATCCTTCTGTAATTGCAGTATAGTTCATTCTAATAGCATACCTGTTAGCATTATTAATATTTAATACTCCATGATAGAATGGTTCACAAGAAGGAAAAACAACAATGTCCCCAGGTTTTGGTTTATATCCTACTATTTTTTTCCCATCCCAAAAACAAATTTCTCCGCCCTCATAATCATCATTTAAATAAATCATAACAGTGAAAATTAATTTATATCCAGGAGTGTCCATGTCTTGTTCAAAAAAATCGCTATGAAAGGCAGTAAAATTTATTTTCTGCAAATCAGCCACATTTGCCAGTTCTAAATCATATTTCAAAAATGCAATTCTTGTATTTTCAGATTCATTAAAAAGATCAACCTTATTATAATGACTTGGCCAAATATCTTTATTTCCATACTTAATCATAAAATCTTTTTTAACAAAGTCATAAGCATCTTCAAGCTTTTCAAAAACCGCTTTTTGTTTTACTTGCTCTTGATCATCTGGATTAAAATGTTCTGGCGTAAACCTATGATAGCTAGTTGAGTCAATTTCAGTCATTATTCCATATTGTCCCCAGGGCTCAAATTTTTTCATGACGTATACATCTTCTTTGTATAATTCTGCTTCCTTAAAAAAAGACAAGATATCTTCGGTGTCTTTAAAAACATTTTGATACAAAATAGCACCATCAATTAATTTGTATGCATTTACGTTTTCAATATCATTAAATCTTAGCATCTATATCTTTCTTAAGTTTTTCAACAACCTTTGGGTTATCTTTTAGATACTGCACGGCTTTG